TTCATATCTTTAATGAACTTTTACTTGAAGGTGGATTTGATCCAGTTACACATCCATTGGAAGATGGGGCATCAGATAGGTGCTATTTTAAATTCAATGAAATTGATGTTGATACTCAGGTCAAAAAAGAAACTCATGTTATTCAAAAGTTCGTTAATAATATTATTGGTTTAACTGAAGCTAGAGCAGAATTGGGGATTGATCCAGATCATGAGCCTAATGATTTTTACGCTGCGATCCAAGCACAACTACAAATGGACATGGCGCAAAAGCAAGCGGAGACAAAAGGCATGGTGGATGTTGTTAAAGACGGAGATAAACAGTCTTCAGCAGTTAAGGGGCAAAGAAATCTTCCTAATAAAAAAAGGGGACCCGGCAATGCTACTCGTCCTGCAAATCAAAAGGGAAGAAATAATTCTCCAAATATTAGAAGATCAGATAATACGTGGTTAACTTTAGTTGAAAATGCCTTAGAATCAGAGTATACTATAGTATATACAGATGAGGAAAAGGAAAAGCAAGATGAACACAAATCTAACAATCAAGAATGACAAGATATCAAACTATTTAAACACAGAAGATTCAATTATTGGTTTAAAAAAAGCCGTAGAAAATGGTCAAACCCGACTAGCACTTGAAGTTGTCGTTGATGTGGTTACCGAGATCTTTGAAAGACTACTTGATCTAGAAGAAAAAGTTAATACCATCATTATTGACAGCAATGAAATAAACAAATCTGTCCCAGATTCTAATTCGCTAACTGATAAAATTAAAGAAAATTCCATAAAAGAGAATATAGAAAAAAAGTAATTTATTTATGAAGTTAATAATAGGTGCGCCAATATATAAACGTACATGGATTTTGCCACACTGGATTAGATGTCTATTAGACCAGTCTATATCATTTAAGGATATAGGATTTATTTTTGAAGTTTCTCCAGATGATTTAGAAACAATACAATCATTAAGAGCTTGGAAGAATTTTGATAAAACAATTCCATATTTTGATATAAAAATTAGAGAAGATATTCCACATTTTGAGCACCTATCGAATGGCCGGCAATGGAGTATATCTAAATATGTAAATATGGTTTCATTAAGAAATTCTTTATTGACAACTGTTAGAGATGTTCAACCAGATTATTATTTTAGTCTAGATTCAGATATCTTATTAACAAATCCAAATACAATAGAACTACTCATCGCTCATATTAAATCTGGGGCAGACGCTGTGAGTCCATTAATGTTTATGACACCATTAGGCACAATGTACCCTAGTGTTATGAATTGGAGAGAGGACGAACCCTTAAAAGCTTACAGAAAAGAGCATTATAATTTAGGAACTTATTTTCAATCCGATATAATAATGGCTGCAAAAATGATGAACAAAGATGTGTATAATAATATTAATTACCAAGTTCATGAACAGGGTGAAGACGTGGGTTGGTCTTTATCTTGCAAACAAAAAGGATTTAAATTGTTTTCTGCGTCATACATATACGCCCCTCATATTATGTCGCAGGATATGTACGCTTCCTTTTTAAGGGATGGCGACGATAGATATAGCACTTTGCAAAACGACTTGCTTAAAGTGTGATATATTTATATAAAATTGTTTAATGTTGTAAAAACAAACTTACTATAAAAAAAAGAATTATAATTTGATAGGTGATCTACAATGGCATTTGATTTCGTAGAAAATTTTACACTACAACTTCCAGATTTTTCAAAGTCTGATGTTAATTTTTCCGAATCATTTAATTCTAATCACGGTCTAATAATAGAAGTTGCTGCAATACATGAAGGCTTGACTTCTAACTATAACAACTACTCTGCTATGGAGTTGGAAAAAGCTTTGCAATCGTGGGTGGATCCATACCCTAAGCCAATAATATTAAATCATGATTTAAATACAGAGCCAATTGGTAGAGTAATGGCTGCAAGAATGGATAAAGAAGATGATGGTTCAGCTTATGTTAGATTGCAAATAGCTATAACTGATCCAGCAGCAATTCAAAAAGTTTTAGATAAAAGGTATCTTACCGGTTCAGTTGGCGGAAGGGCAGCAAAAGCTATGTGCTCAATTTCTGGCGATGACCTTGCCACAGAAGATGATTCCGGCAGACCAAAGGCTCCAAAGTATAAAAGAGGTAAGGTATATAAGGGCAAGCTTGCATACATTGATATGCAGGATATTTCATTTAAGGAATATTCTTTTGTAAATCAACCAGCAGATCAAAAATCTGGTGTTAGATCACTAAAGTCTGCTGACGGCAAAGCAGAGCTGACAGATTCAGAAGGTTGGGTCGCTAAGAGTTCAGCTTTTGTTTTAAGTATGGATAATGAAGATATCATTTCTATAGAAGAAAATAAATCAATTCTTTCCAATCTTAAAAAGAAAGAATCAAAGCCAATTTACTTGCACTTAAAGGGCGCATTTCTTACAGCTTTAGCCTTGCAAGAGAGCGAAAGTTATATAAATAAGACAGAATCATTACTATCTAATGAAGATTCTGAAAATACAAAATCTGAGGAGACTCATAGCATGGATAATGTCGATAATGGCGAAGATATTTTGGCTGTAGCAGAAGGCTTAAGCGAAGATCTTTCTAATATTGCAGCTTCAGTTTCTGTTGAGGCAGAAACATCTGAGGAATCAGATGAAAAGACTGAAGATGTTTCTGAAGAGCAATCTTCAGAAGAAAAGTCAGAGGAACTTTCTGAAGAATCAGAAGTATTAGATTCTGAAGAAAAAAATAACTCAGCTGACGATTCAGAAGAGACGGATGTACAAACTGTAGATTCCGAAAATGCTGAAAAGCCAGAAGAGTCATTGCCTGAAAATGGCGATGTAGATCAGGAGACCGCTGGAGAGTCAAGCAATCTCAGCGATAACAAAGAAGGCGTTGAGCAAGAACTAGAACTCTTGAAAGCAACCATAAAGTCTCTTGAAGAAGAAAACAAAAAGCTCAAGGATGCTCTACACAGAACATTGGTAGAAAGAGTTATTGATACTAAAATCGGTTTGGGTTATGAATCAGTAGATGATCGTGAAAAGCTTATAGAAGAACACGCATCAAGAACTGCTGCATCATTAGCTGATTCTCTTAGAGATTTAGCTAAAGTCCCGGTAAAGAGTGCCAAAAGAATTGGCGAAATGATCAACATGCCAGAAATAACATCAGAAGCTGCGGTTTCAACAATTGAGGATAATGTAGTTACTCTTGATAAAGAAGACGCAAAGAAGGTTGTTGACACTACGGGTTCATTCGAACAAGTTCTAGTAGACGCTCTTATGGGTAGACGTAAGCTTTAATATTAAGGAGATTAAAAATGAGTTTAGCAAAGTTTCGTAAGGTACATAGTAAAACCGGTGCTGGTCGCTTTGTAGTATCTGAGGGTATTGCTCCCGCAGCCTATCTACTTCCCCATCCCGGTCTACCAACATGGTATTATGATTCTGAAGATAATCGCTTCGAAATTGTAATACCCAAGGGTACAATCTTGTCTGTAGTTGCTGACAGCAACGGCGATGCCAGAGTTGTTCCAGCTAATGGAACCGGTTCATCACAGGGCTGGGGTGATGTAATGCCCAGCTGGAATCCTCTAGATGGTGCTACCCCAACCTCGACAACTGGTTCTTCAGACACAGTTTCAGTAGCAGCTTACTCAATTCCAATTGGGTGCGCACAGTATGATCTTTACAGACCCTTTGATAAAGGAACCTCACAAGGTGCTGGTTTCATTACACATGGTTATGTAGAGTATCCAATGGTTACAGGCATCAACGCCGATGTAACGGTTGGTTCATTAATCCGAGCCGATCACATGGGTCGTCCGGTTGCATTTGCAGCAACAACCGGTGCTGCCGGTGCTTATCCATGGTTGCAAGTAGGTAAAGTCGTAGAAGTAGAAACATTCGCTTCAAACTTCGATGACGGACTACTCAGCTATATGCAACTTCCATCAGATCCAGGCGCATTAAAGACTGTGTACGAGCTTACTCGCACAGGCGCCTACAATGGTAAGTTGGGTATCAGAGCCAACCTGGACGTAGATCATGTCGTTGGTGCTTTCCGCGTCAATCTGACACTATAATAAAAACATTAACACAGGAGGAATATTCCTAAGATGAGTAAGACAATCCAAGAGCTCCTCTCGGGTCTCCCAGCTTGGGAGGCAGCAATGACTGAGGACGGGTATATCGACGCAGACAATAGAGTAACCATTAAGGAGGCTTTTGCTTCAGCTGATGCAGCAGCCCTTTTTCCCAAGGTTCTTTCTCGTACGCTAAGAGAAGCAGCTGAGCCACAACTATTAGTGACTCCTTTGCTTTCCACTGTTCGTCTCGGCAAGGGGCGTTCTTTGGAGTTCCCAGCAGTCAATGCCATCCAAGCAGCTGAGATCCCAGAAGGACAAGAGTATCCAGAGCAAGCACTCGCCTTTGCAAAGCAGGTAGAGGGCAAGGTTTCAAAGAAGGGCGTAAAGCTTTCCTTTACAGAGGAGGTAATTGCCGATTCACTTTGGGACATTGTTGGTCTACACGTTCGTGCAGCAGGTCGTGCTATGGCTCGCCTAAAGGAGCAAATCGCTCTCAGCCGCTTCAAGGACGCAGCTACAATCGTTTTCGACAACGATGACGCCGCTTATGATGACACAACCGGTCTTAACATTAATGGTGCAGCCAATAAGACAGTGACTTGGGATGACATCATTGACATGGCTGCTGTTCTTATGGCTGAAAACCATGTTCCAACAGACTTTATTCTACATCCCCTTATGTGGTCAGTGTTCCTTAAGGACGCTATCTTCCACGCTGGTGGTGCAGCTTCAGGTGTTGGAACTAGCTGG